CCCTGCCTCCATGAGTTCTTCCGGAGTGACCCCGAGATAGGCCATCATCTGCTTTTCCTTGTCCGTGCACTTTGTGAGGTCTTTTTCAAGTTTCCACGATTCACCCTCATGCGCTCCGGGATAGTCCAGAAGCCGCTCCTTAAGTTCGCTCACCCTGTCCACGTCAGTCCTCCTTGTTCTCGATCATGGCCGCGATTCCGATGCGCTCGATATTCGACCCATCGTCGAAGATGTACGCCGTCGAGGTTTTCCCGTCATTCGATGGCAGCGGGACTCCGATCATGTACCTGGTCTTCCCGCCAGGCAGTCCCTTCATCGCAGAGACGATTCCAAGACAGCCCCTCCACTTGTGATGCTCGGTGAACTGCACCACGTCATTTTTTTTGATCATCTTTTTCTTCTCCATCTGCATTTGCGCAATGTCCGTTGGTACGGGAGCGGGTGGGTGTGATTCAATCACCCACCCTTACCCGCTCACGGACCCGTACGGGTGCACATATTACGTAAGTAATACATCGTCGCTCGCACCACTGCGACGCACGTTGTCGCACTACGTCGTGCGCACCACTGCGACGCACTGGAATTTCTAGTCAGTCGCACCACTGCGACGCACGGAGCAATCGACGTCAGTCGCAGTACTGCGACGCACGTGAAACTCCAGTCAGTCGCACCACTGCGACGCACGTGAAACTCCAGTCAGTCGCCGCGCTTCAAAAGGTATGTTTTTCCATCCTCGCCCTTTGTCGCTTTGAACTTTTTCTTAAATTCCGGGCGGGCTTTTGAGCCCTTTCCGAACCATGCACCGATGGTCTTCGCACTCTTTCCGGTAACGTCCGCGATGTCCGAAAGTGCTACCGGACCCTCGCCGCCATTGTCTTCCAGGACAGCATCATAGGCCTCGACAATCTCGGTCAGGGCGTCCTCCCGGTTCTTCTGCGCCAGCTCCTTTCGCTGCTCGATCATCTTCTGGAAGCCGCTCTTCTCAACCTCAGGATTCAGATCCGCAAGCACTCCGGAATCGTCCTGGTGATGAATCGGATAGTCGAACCACAGGTTCAGCGGCTGCAGCGGTGCGAACTCTCGGAGGGTTCCTTCGATTCTCCATGCCGTCCGCTTCCTGATCTCGGCAATGGCCTCGAAAACATACTCTTCCAGTCTCGACCGCTGATCCCAGGACAACTTCCCGCCAGCATACTCTTCCATGGCCGTCGGGCTGAGCATGTCATCCTGCCCAAGATCATTCTGCCAATTCGGAACGAACTCATTCAGGGCCCGCACGATGCCCTTGATCCTGGCCCGGATCTCCTGCTGCTTCTTCAGCGCATCCGTCAACTCCAGCTCCGTGAGATCCAGCAGCGCGTCCGGGTCTCTCGCAAAGACTCCGGAGCCGGACGCCCGGTCCATAGACTTCTTTCCGCCCTGTGCGCCCTTGCTGTGATGGTGGCAGTAAATGACGGCCGCCTTCAGCTCGGTACAGATCTTGTCGAACTGGTTGCAGAAGTTGGCCATCTGGTCAGCACTGTTCTCGTCGCCGGTGATCACCTTGTAGATCGGGTCGATGATGATGGCCGTGTAGCCCTTCTTCTCAGACCTCCGGATCAGCTTCGGAGCCAGTTTGTCCATCGGAACAGCCTTACCTCTCAGGTTCCAAATATCGATATTGTCAATGTGCTTCGGTGGAATCCCAAGGGCCGTGTAGACATCCCGGAAGCGGTGCAGGCAGCTGGCCCGGTCCAGCTCCAGGTTGACATACAGCACACGCCCCTGGTGGCACCGGAAGCCCAGCCATGTCGCACCCTCCGCGATCGCGATGACCAACTCCATGAGGGCGAAGGACTTTCCTGCTTTCGACGGACCGGCCAGGAGCATCTTGTGCCCCATCCTCAAAACTCCCTCGATCAGGCAGTCCGCAAGCGGCGGGATGTTATCCCAGACATCCGCGAGATCTTCCGGATCCGGGAGGTCGTCGTTGACGCTCTCGATCCATTCCTTCCATTCCTCCCAGCTAGACTTTCCGATATTGGTGCCCATGAGGAACTGCTTGTGGCCGTTCCGGACCACTCCGGGCATACGCGACAGCCTGGACGGGTTTTTGTTCTGCGTGTCGACCTTCAATCCGTTCTTGTCGCAGACCTTGTAAAGGTACTCGACGCGCTTCTTGTACTCCGCATAGTCCCCGGCCTCGATCTTCACGATGGCATGGATCGACTTCCCGCCGGAGTAGACCATCGCCGCGATGGGAAGCTCCAGCTCGCGCATGATCGCGTTCTGGCGCGGCAGCGGAAGGCTGTCAGATTCCACAAGGGCGAAGCGGAAGTCCGTCACGTTGTCATTCCGGATACCGTTCCCGTCCAGCGGATTAAAGCGGATCCATGCACCGGCCTTAGGATTCGGGTCGCCGAAGACCGCACCGACGTCGTTGTACTTCCGGAGCTCCCCGATCAGCTCCCCTGCCGTCCGGGACCAGCTTCCGCGCTGAGGGCTGAGCCGGTCGTCGTTCTCATATACCTTCGTCACATAGCCCACGTTCTCCGTGGACTGAAAGAGCGTCTGCAGGTATGTAATGATCTCCTGCACCGGGTTCCACTGATCATCCGCCGGTTCCACGACATCGCGCTCCTCCAGCCAGGAGCTGTCCACGATCCTGAGATCATCCTTTTCAATGGAGCTGTCCCAGTCCAGGGCATGTCCGGGGCCGTCGTCATGCGCCGGCGGAACGTATCCGCCCCGCCTCGCATATTCGTAAATGGTTCCGCCGGTCACCGGTGCTCCGCCGTTCTCGTTGCGGAAAGATCCCCACTTCCGGAAACACTCCCCGCGTTTATACCGGGTGTCCGCCTGACTCCACTGGTCCCAGTCTGCCGCGGTAAGGCCTTCCTGTTTCAGCGCCATGCCGACGTTGACCCACTCCTGGTAATCAAGTGAAGCCGGGTTGATGTACTTTAAAAGCTCTCTGATGTCATCCATGGGTTATATCCTTCCCAGATTCCTGGCGTCGGAACTTCAGCTTCCGGGCGGTAGCTGTGCGGATTGATGTCGTACGGCACCTTCCACCCGTTGGCCGCGATCCTGTCGATCAGCTTCTTCGCCTGGTCAAACTCCCACGTGCCGACGTGCTGGAAGCCGCGGCCTTCGAGGAACCGGATCTGCTTCGGGGTCGTAAGCCCGGCGTGCTGACGCTTCTCCAGCCGGTCGATCAGCATGGCAGCCTTTCCGGCGTTGCCGATGTCGTCCGGGCAGATCCCGCGCTTCTCCAGCGTGTCAAGCTGCTTCTTTGAGGGCGGGGCCATCTCCCATCCGAAGGACGGGACATACCCGGACAGATCTTCCGCCTGGATGCTCATCTCGAACTGCAGCGGGTCGACCAGCTTCTTCTTCCGGCGTTTCATTTCCGCCAGCTGCTTTGCGAGTGCTTCTTCACGCTGGGCGACCACATCTTCAGCTGCCGTCTTCTCTGCTTCTTCCAGGTCGACGGCCTGACCGGCGTCCTTCTCAAGGTTCTCCGTAAGCTTCTTCGCGACTTCCTGGTCTTCACAGATCAGGTTTGCCGGGTGGCAGAGCTCGTGCTTCTCCGTGAGCCACAGAAAGTCGATCAGCAGCAGCTCCTTCTTCCCCGGATACAGCCGAGTGCCGCGTCCTACCATCTGGCTGTAAAGCGACCGGACCTTCGTGGGTCTGAGTACGATCACGCAGTCCACAGACGGGCAGTCCCAGCCTTCCGTCAATAGCATGGAGTTGCAGAGGACGTTGTATTTTCCCTCGTCAAAGTCCCGGAGCACCTGCTCACGGTCTTCGCTGTTCCCGTTGACCTCTGCGGCCCGGAAGCCGTGCCCGTTGAGGATCCGCATAAACTTCTGGGACGTCTTGATCAGCGGCAGGAAGACCACCGTCTTGCGGTCCATGCAGTAGGTGCGCATCTCATCTGCGATCTGGTAGAGATACGGATCAAGCGCTGTGTCGATCTCGCCGACCTTGAAGTCCCCGGCCTGGACTCCGACCTGTGAGAGGTCGAGCTTCAGCGGGACAGTCAGCGCCTTGATCGGCGACAGGTAGCCCTCTTTGATGGCCCGCGGGAGCGAATACTCGTACGCCAGCGTGTCGAAGTATTCCCCGAGGTTCCGCATATCCCCGCGGTCCGGAGTAGCCGTTACCCCGAGGACGTTCGCCCGGTCGAAGTGCTGCAGGACCGTCTGGTATCCCGGAGAAATCGCGTGATGCGCTTCGTCGATGATGATCGTGTCGAAATAATCCGGAGTGAATTTCTCCAGGCGCTTCGGCCGCTGGAGCGACTGCACCGACCCGACAGTCACGTGGAACCACTGCCCGATGCAGGTCTCCTCTGCCTTTTCTACGGAGCACCCCAGCCCGGTGCTTTTCTTGATCTTGTCGGCTGCCTGATCCAGCAGCTCGCCGCGGTGCGCGAGGATCAGCACGTGCTTTCCCTTCCGGACCATGTCCTCCGTGATCTTCGCGAATACAATGGTTTTCCCCGTACCGGTAGGAAGGACCAGGAGCGTCCGGCGGGTGCCGGCGAGCCATTGATCCTCAACGGCCCGCCTGGCTTCCTCCTGGTACGGTCTCAGCTCCATCCTTGCCATATCAGAACTGTCCCGGAGTGAAAGTCTTGATCTCCTTCGGGAGATACCGGCCGACGCGGTTGTTCTGGCGCTTCGATCCGTCCTTCTTGGAGGTGTACTCGTTGACCGTCAGCTCCAGCCGTCCGGAGGATCCGGGGACTTTGTTCCAGTCCATGCGGAGCGGTTCGCCCTTCTTTTTCTGGCCGATGGCCGTGAAAAACTGAGACAGCCTCCACTCACTCTTGGAGTGCAGGAAAAGGCTCTCGAAGATCTTCCCCTCTTTCCCGGTCACCGGGTCGTGGACGATCAGAGTCAGGTCCGCCTTCGGGCAGGCGGACATTTTGTCCGATCCGTCGAAGTATCCGCGCTCCAGGCTTTCGACCTTGAAGTCGTAGACTCCCGCCGGGAGAAGTTCAAACTCGTCGTCCTTTGTAATCTCGTCGTTCCATCCGAGAGCGCCTTCCTGGGGATTCATGTAGTTGTTGTCCATTGTGTTTTCCTCCTATTGATCAGTTAAAAGGTACAGCCTGGTTGTCACGGATCTGCTGAATCAGCTCCTTGACCTTCGGCCAGAATCCGATAATCCATCCATTGACAAACTCGGGATCCATGTCCTGGATCAGCGTGTCCGCGGGATAATATCCCTTTGCATAAACGGCCTGCTGGATCTCCCACTCTCCAATGGTGTCATTGTTCATGAGGTCCTTCAGGTTCTTAGGCAGCTTGTCAGGATCTGAAAGAAACATTGAGACAAGGTCTTCAGCCTTTCTCTCCTTCTTCTCCGGAGCACTTTTGGCGCTCTGGCCGGGATCTTCGTCAGCCGGCGGAGCTGCCACGGTCTTGACCTGTTCTCCGGCCTGAATGTGGTTGTAGTCGGTCATGTCGATCTGCTGGTTCTCCTGCATCTGATAGGTGGGCTTCGGTGCTTCCGGTGCCGGTGCAGGTGCAGGTGCCGGAGTAGGTACCGGCTGCGGGGCGGGCGCCGGGGTCGTTCCGCCCTCGATCACGGGCTGGATCACGCTGTAGTCCATATCAGCTTCCTCCGGAAGCCCGAAGCGGTTTTTCGCGTCCCAGCACGGGTGATGGGAGGTATACATGACGCGTCGGCCTCCCTGCGCCTTGTTCTTCCCCTTCTTGGCGCCCTGGCCATCCACGTTGACGACCATCGTCTTGTAGTTGCAGAACAGCACCATGTCGGCCCATTCCTTCAGGATCGGCGCGCACTGCTTCGAGAGCTTCAGCTCCCAGCGGTCATACGCGCCCAGCTCGTCAGGCTGTTCAAACTTCCTCATCTGAGCATGGGCCGTGACGACCACATTGATGCCGCGTTCCCTGACATCCGTCAGAAGATTGAGAAGCTGTCCAAAAGCTTCCTTGACGTAGGTGTATCCTTTGCCGTAGCCGAAGTCCTCAATCCCTTTGACCTGCCTGGTGGTGCAGATATGCTGAATACAGAGCTGCTCCGCCCAGTCAGCCGTATCGATCACGAGCGTCTTGCAGGATGCCGGATTGTCCTTGATGTACTGGACTTCCTGCAGAAGCATCTGCCAGGAGCTGGGCGCCGGCAGTCTTGCCACGTCCATGTGATTAGTGGAGCCCTCAGTGTCGATAAACACAGGGTCCGGGAACTTGCTCGCGAGTGTACTTTTTCCGATGCCTTCCGGGCCGTAGATCACGACCTTCTTTGCCGTCGGAATCACCCCTCTGGTAATCTCCATCAAAATTCTCCTTTCTTCCATGCACGGGCCGGTGCAGGTGCCTGTGCTTCCTGCGTGGTTCCGTAACCGTCCTCAATGATGATGCTGCACTCTTCTCCGGTACTGACGCGGGTCGCGATGACCTGCAGCCCCTGCTCTTCAAGCCATGCGCCGAAGGCCTTCAGCGTCTTCAGGTCCATCTGCTCCAGCTTGTCCATCAGTACGAATCCGCACTCCGGGTTAAGGCGCCTCACAATGGAGGTCGCCACGATCAGACGGTCAGATCCGGACATATTATCCCAGCGCTGGCCCTTGTAGAGCAGGGCTCCGTCTGAGACCGTCAGCTCCGGAAGCGGGAGATCCGCGTGATCCAGAAGCTCGCGCTTCTGCTGTCTGACGGCCTCCAGCTGGTTGGTCATGTCGACATACTGCTGCGCGTACTGATGCGCGTCCTCTTCGGCCTTGTCCTTGTCGAGGTTTGCCCGGACCTTCCTGTTGATCTCATCCACGTCGGCGATGTTCTTCTCAAGCTCCTCCGTGGATTCATCCTGCAGCTGTGCCGCATCCTTTAAAGCGATTTCTTCATCTGCAGCTACCTTTTCGTAGGCCTTCTTGCGTTCCTCAAGGTGTGACTGCAGATCCAGAATCTGCTGTTCAAGACGCTGTGCCTCATCGAAAATCCGGTGCTTCTCAAAGGTGATCTCTTTCAGCCGGTCACGCTTTCTCTGATTCTCCCCGTTCCGCGCCAGGATCTCCTGCTGCTGCCTGATCAGGTCAGCCGCGGATACGATGTCCTTCGGCGCGTCAGGATAATACGGCTGTTCCTTTGCGAACTTCGCCTTCTGATCCGCGATCCGCCCGACGACCGTGCGGTCACCGTAGATCTTCTTCTCTTCATCTTCCAGTTTCTTCAGCTGATCCCCGACGCCGATGATGTTCAGCAGGATCTTGGCCTTGTCCGCGTCGTTCGCTTCCATGAAGCGCGGCAGGTCAAGCGCCAGCTTCTCCACGAAGGAATCAAGGAGCTGCTGCCCGCCCTTCCGGCCCGTCGGATCTGTGACTTTCAGGTCAGAGTTTTTCCCTTTCCGCTCCACCACAAGGCCGTTGCTCATAACGATGTGGAGATACGGCGGGATCGTGGATCCCTGGCGCGCGGCCTCCGAAGGCCGGAAGGCGTTTCCTCCGAGCGCCCACGCGATGGCGTCCAGGACGCTCGTCTTCCCCTGATTGTTGTCTCCCCCGATGATCGTGAGCCCGGAAGCGGACGGCTCCATCTTGACCGCCTTGACGCGCTTCACGTTCTCGATCTCGAGCTTGTTGATCTTCATGCTCATGTGATTCTGTGTCCTCCTTTCATAATTCCTGATGCCACGAAAAGACTTCGTGATGCTCCTCCACCCGTTCGATCGCGAGCTCCAGCATCAGGTCATGATGCTCATTAAGGTAATCCTCCAGGCAGTCCGGGCAGACGACGTCTTTGTCGATCATGTAGCAGGTGTCCTGTCTGATCTTCCGGTGACAGTAAGCGCAAGTCCTGCGCCGGATCTTAATCATCGGTGTCACGCATCCCAATATCTTCAATAACGTCCGCCGTGGCGTCGATCTGCGCTGCCACCATGTCGAGGTTGTGCAGCACTGCTTCCTGGTTGTGCGTCAGATTGTCCTCACGGAGCCACTCTATGCTCTTGCGGATGATGGTTGCCAGTTCCCGGAACTCTTCCGCACATGTGAGATTGTCCATGTATTCCACGTTGGGAGTCTTGATTTTGCTTCTGGTTTTCATGCTGTCCTCCTGTTAATCGGCCACGTAGTATCTGTCATCATCCGCGAAGTCTGTGGCCCTGACTTTGTGGTGCGTTCCGAGCCTGCCGTAAAGGTACGGCGCCCCGTTTTCCTTGATCCTCAGCCGGAAGACCGCTTCTCGCTGCTCCCCGAAGTAATTCCGGAAGCGGTTGATGATCCGCGTCCCAGGTGCCAGGGCGGCCATCTCTTCGACGGACCGGATCTCCCTCACGGGTTGAAAAGGTTCAGTGCGAAGAGCATCAGCACACCGCAGAACAAAAAGCTGTTGAACCCCATGACTCAGTCCTCCTTCCAGATAAACACGTTTGTGTGGAACAATCCGCGCCGGTTCGCCTCGGCATGGGAACCGACCAAGATATCAATGCAACCGTTCGGGACTCCACGGTCTTCCACCGTGTAGATCTGTCCATTGATGAGCAGCCGCGTTCCGAACGGAAACTCCCTCCCGGTGGCCACCGTCCTCCCGACGGTCATCGGCGCCCCGCTGGCTGTTCGCCCTGCGTTCCTGCCGTTGCACTTCCGGCAGGGGCAAAAATGGGTCATGCGGTATCTTCCAGCGCTCTCCCAGTGACCGCTCGGAATCCGCTCAGCAAAGAAGATGTTTTCCGCCGGAGCTGCCGTGCTGGACGTTGCCACGATGGCCCACGGGATCCCGTCGGACTTCTCCCGGATATAGGCGTCAGCTTCGACCACCTGCCAATGCCACATCATGGTCACCGTCAGTCCGGCCAACAGCGCCAGTTTGAATTTCGTCCATAACCTCATATCGTTCTCCCCGCCTCGCGCCGATCCGCGCCAGGATCTTTTCCTGCTCTTCCGGATCCGCCGCGAGGCTGTAATCAATCCTCGTTGCCATCTTCCGGTGACTCTGAGACAACACGGTCGGCTAAAAAAATATCGTGTACCTCTTCCCTGGTAAGCCGCAGGGAATCCGCCAGCGCCGCGATCTCGCCCGCTGTGAACTCGGTCACCCCGTTCATCTTGTTGCTGAAGCTCCCCATGCTTTTGAGATGCATCTGGGCGAGTAGATACTCCTTCTTTAACCCGGATGCCTTGATCTTCTCTTCAAGAAGCATCCTTCCTCTTTCTGTCACTTCTGTTTCCTCCTCCTTTCAATGTCTGCCAGCTCCTCCGGATCCATCTCCGCCGGCACCAGCATGATCTTGTGATGCTTGTATCTCGACAGCAGCTTCCTGGTCTTCTGGCCCTCGTCCCAGATCTGCCGGATGATCCTTCCGTAGGCCCAGACTCTCTCCATCTCAGTCATAATTACCGCCGATCACTTCGCCGGTCTCCGGGTCGAGCTCTTCCCAGAGGAACCGGCCCTTGCCGGAGTTCCGCCACTGGCCGATGCCGTAGTGCATCCCGGCGTTGAGCCACTCAACGATGTTGCTCTCCAGGGCGCCGTCCAGGCTCATGATGTCCACCTCGATCACGGATCCGGCAGGGCAGGTCTCGCTGTGCGCCAGTGTGACGCGCGGCCCCTGAGCGGTCTCTGCCCGGAGTGGCCGCTCGCAGTCCTCCGCCTTGATGCCCTCCGGCTCGTGGATCACGATGCCGTGATCGCGGTCTTTCCAGCTGTCCGTGGTCGCCTTGACAAAGACTAGGTTGTCGATCTTCGACTTGTAGTTCGGCAGGTATTCTGACTCACCTTTGACATGCAGCATGTTGAGGGTCTTCTGGGCGGCTTTCAAAAAGCCTTTGACCTGGTATCCCCAGAGGATCTTTTCGCCCTTTTCGTTCCGCGGGAAGACCGTCATCGCTTTCTCGGTGGCAGCCTCGACGCCGATCGCGGCGACCTCGTCCTCGCGCTTCTTCGCGTCCGGCGCCTTGCTGGCGATATACTCGCTGTGGAGCTCCTTGTTGGCACTTGCCGTGCCTAGGACCTCTTCGATGAAATGTAAACGCGCCCTGATAGTCTTTGATGCCTTTGCCATGTCTGTTTCCTCCTGTTTTGTGGTATTTGGTAGTATTTAGTAGCTGTTTGATGCCCTGGCTATTCCTGGCTTTGCCTTTGCCGTTCAAAGCAGTGCCGTAGCAATTCGGCACATTGCCATTGCTCTTCATATCTTTGCCTCAGCCAAGCATGTCAATGCCCTTGCCGAGCAATGCTATGCAATGCCTTTGCATTACCAATCTTTGCACTGCCGCTGCCATGCGAAGCCGAGCGATTCCTCTGCCATGCGGCACGAGGCTGTGCCTTTTCATTGCCATTCTTCGCCCTAGCTGATCAGCGCTCAATTTCTGCATGGCGATGCCGGAGCTAAGCCTTTCTGTGCCACAGCCATGCTTCTCCAAGCCAATGCGCCGCCTTGCTTTGCTTTTCCTTGGCTGATCTATGATATGCCCCTGCGTCTCAGTGCTAAGCTTTGCCTACGCACTGCATAGCTATACCTGTGCCTAGCGACTCTATGCCTATGCAGTACTGCGCAAATCTACGCCCTCGCACATCTTTGCCTTGCCTTTGCCTCGTACATCGCTGCTACGCATAGCCATTGCTTAGCTATGCAGTCCTCAGCCGAAGCTCATCCTTGCAATGCCCTCGCCTTGCTTGGCCAAGCTATGCCGCTGCGCATCAGTACCCTGCGATGCAATGCCGGAGCGCTGCTGCACCATGCGAAGCAATGCCCTAGCTGTTCAATGCGACGCCGATGCGCTGCGTATCAATGCCTCAGCCTTCCTCGTCGCTGTGGATCAGCTCGTCGAAGTCCGGCTTGTCCTTCAGGATCCCGCGGATCTGGCTCAGTGCTTCGTATTCCTCTGCTTTTGTCTTTCCCATCTTCGTCCTCCTGTCTTGTTCGCCTCCTGTGACCTCCTTGCGTGACTCATGGTCACGTCCGGCATGGTCATAATATCACTCTCGTGACCGTGCGTCAACAAAATGTTGAAACTTTTTTGTCAATATTTTGGAGTTACAGCAGGCTCTCGATGTACCCAGAGATCCCGACGCCCATCTGTGCAGCCTTTCGCTTCGCGGCTTCCCACTTCGCGGGGCTCACGCTGATGGATACGACCCGCTTCCCGGCACCGTCGTCCTCGACGATCTCGCCGAAGATCGCCTCGTACTCGTCGGCCTCCAGGTGCTTCTCAGCCCACTCGCGGGCCTCGTCGTAGGTCATCGGCATGATCCGGCGGCCGCCGGTCCAGCTGTTCTGCCCTTCGGCGACCGCGTACTTCGTGGCTGCTCCGCCCTCCCCGAAGAGGAAATACTCGCCGGTCTTCTTCCGGTAAAGGGTCTCCTCCATGTGGTTAAAATCGCTCCACGAGCCGTAATTGGCGTAGGTGCCGAGTTCCTTCGCCTTCTCTGTGTCGTAAACGCGTCCGTTGATGATCTTCTTCATGATGTTGTCCTCCTTGTGATTTTTGATGTGATCAGACCAGCTCCAGCGGGTAGCCCTTCATGAATCTCGCGACCTTGTGTGCAATCTTCTCCTGAGAAAACTCGATGCTGGAGAAGCTGCTCTTCTCGTTGGTGAGGGTCTTGCTGTAGTCCTTCATGATGTGGATGATCGCTGCCGCGTCGTCGCAGGACTTCACGATCTCGACATGCTCCTCGAGGTCTGCCTTCTGTGCGGTGTAGCTTGCCACCATGCGGCCCGCCTCGATCTTCTTCGTGATCCGGGCGATCTCTTCGCCCATCATCCTGACATATCCGCTGACCATTGCCTCTGCCCATGCGACCTGCTTTTCGGTTCCCTTCATTTTTATGTCCTCCTGTTTGTGTTTTGTCTATCTCTTTGTTGTCTTTATTGTAACTCTATGTACCTATAAAGTCAATACTTTTTTAGAGTTTATTTTAACTCTTTTCTGAGGGTACAAAAATAAGCCCCGCAGGATCTCTCCCGCGGGGCTGTCATTATGTCGCACAGTAATACTTTCTCAGGTCCGGGCTGTCCGTGTCCCACTTGGGGATCCAGGCGCCGTCCTCTCCTACCCAGTAGTACATCCACTTGCCGGGCGCGTAGGGCATGTCACTACGTACGTAGCAGCTGGTGGCCATCAGGCCGGTCTTGGTCAGGTAATAGTTCTTCCCGTCGTCCTCGACCCACTGGGACGTGCAGAGCGCGCCGTCCCCGGCGAGGTAGTAGTAGCCCTCCTTCGCCTTGTACCAGCCGGTCACCATCCGCCCGGAGCCGTCGAACACATACCACCGTCCGCCGTAGTGCAGCCACTCGTCCCGGCAGATGGATCCGCCGTCCTTGCGGAAATGCCAGCCGTCATCATCCTCGTACCATGGCGTCCGCCAGTCGTGGGCCTCGACCACGGCACGGTACGCCGCATAGCAGCAGAACATGCTGCACCACTGCGCGCAGGTGTAGGTCTGCGGCTTGCCGACCGTGTCGCCGTACCACTTGCCGAAGATGGTGCAGTTGTTGTCGCCCACGTTGGCCGTGAACTCTTCCAGGTGCTCCGGTGTGGCGTGCTCGAGGTAGCCGAGCCACTTCCGGGCCTGCAGGACCAGCTGCTCCGCCGTGCAGGTGTCCGCGCCGAAAAGCGGATACCCGAAGCCGTGGATCCGGTTCTTTCCTCCGATCTGCTCCGGCAGGACCTCGTAGGTGTGCTCGATGGTCTTACCGCCGTCCCTCCACGCGGTCGCATTTTCCCCGGCGCCGGAGTTGCCCTCAATGGTCGTGATCCTGTACACCCGGTTGGACTGGTTAGCGCTGGTCACGATCCCGACGTGCGAGACCCGGCCGAGGCTGGACGAGTAGAAGTAGATGAAGCTCCCGACGCTGGGCGTCTTGCCGTAGCGCCCGGCCTTGCGCCACTGGGCGACGCCGTCCGGGGTGTAGGCCGTCGGGCCGCCGCAGAGGAGCTGGCAGAGCCGCTCGTAGTTGGTCACTGGTGCGCCTCCTCCGGGTCAGTCATGATCATGGTCGCCTGATCAGCGAGACCCTCGCCCACACAGTACGCGATCACGGACGCGCCGGACATGATCAGTGACGCGACCTGCGCGGCTTCACTCTCGGAGTGCCCGCAGAAGATCAGGATCCCGGACACGAATCCCGCCACAGCCATCCACAGCTTTCTGCTCGTCAGCTTTCTTCTCCAGTCAATCTTAATCATGATATTGTCGTACCTCCTTTGTTGATCAGGTAGCTTTCAAGGTCATCTTTGGCCCTGCTGAGCTTGTCGATGTCGTTGCCGTTGATTGCGTGAGACATCAGCGCGAGGAGCGCCTGCTGGGTCACGCGGTTCCCTTCGTCGAGGCTGTTCAGCCGCCGGTTGTCGCGGTCAAGGTACTCCGCGAATTTCTGCACCTGCTTCTCCAGCGCGTCCAGCCGCTGGTCCTGGATGTGCTCCGGCTCGTGGGCCTTGACCATTGCACGGTAAAAGACCGCGATCGCCGCAGCCACAGTGCAGACCGCCCCGCAGAGCCAGAGGACATCCGATAAAGTAAACGTGATAGCCGTGTCGCCCATCGCGCCCCTCCCTTATAGAAAAAGGGAAGCGGTCACCCGCTCCCCGTGTTGATAGTTTTGGCAGACCAAGCCGTCTTCCAACAGTCTGCCCTTATCCCGCACCGTGCGATATTTACAGCCTCGCATCAGGGCTTTGGCTCGGCGGGATGTCCCATCACAAATACTCAGATCTCGACCCACCCGTAGGTGCCGGGAGCCCACACGTTGTTGTCTATAGTGCTTTCCCATGTCTTGCCATCATATGTGACCCTGTCGCCCGTCATATACGGATTAGTGCTGTCAGGCTGTACCCACTCCGGGATGACTTCCGGGTCGGGAATCAGTACCCTTGCCCACAGCGACACAGCGTTGGATGGAATCCAGTCAACCTGTGATGTGTGAGCGATAAGACACTTGTAGAGGATGCCATCATACCTTACCCTGTCGCCGACCGCATAAACAGTATCGGTGTGCCATGCCGAAAAGAGTTCCGTGTTTTCCAACGCAACGGTATCATCAAGACCTGTTGCCATAGACTCGATGACCGCTCGTAATTGTCTTGCCCTGTCGATAATCATTCGGACACCCCCATCATGATGCGACCCGCTTCGGCGTACTCGGAATCGGACTCCTCGTCCTCACCGACCATCTCGGATGACTCGGTGTAAGTGCGTCCAGTATCAGCGGGGTCGATTGCCTCGTCATATGCCACACCGTCACGCTCTACTTTGTGACCAGTGTCGGAGTATGTGCGTACAAAAGAAATGCCGTTAATCGTCATGGACTCTGTTTTAATCATAACTCGTACTCGCTCCCTTCTATCGCCGCAAAAGTAACATGACCCTCGCTGTAGATGGTACTCCAGTTAGTTGCCGTCTGATAGGTACTAATCAGAGCAGACGGGACATAGATTGTACCTGATAAGCCGTTGTAACCTCGTATCGGAGTGTTGAGGAATGCAGATACATTGGCAAGTGTGCAGATAGCATCGCTACGTCTAAGGATGAGCGTTTGTAATTTATAACAGTTTGCAAAAGAACTTGTGGTTATGGCTTTAGTGTTACCGATGTCGGCATCCTCCAAAAGGTGGCAAGCGTTGGCGGCTGTCGAAGAACCAAAGGCAGATCCAAGAGATGATACCGCCATATTCGGAAATCTGGCATGAGCGATTTGCATTGGATGGGACGAGTCCCCATTAAAAGCACTGTTGCTCATCGATATTATCGTACCGTTGCAACTGATTGAGGTCATGCCCACGCAACGTGCAAAAGCACTCGCACCGATAGCCGTAACCCCGTCCGGGAGAGACGTTAAAGTGATAGCGTAGCATTCGAAAAAAGCACCGCCGTTAATAGTCCGCAAACTGCTTGGCAATGCTGATATCGTTAGCTTCGTACAGCCACTAAACGCATTACTGCCGATGGTTGTAATGCCGCTCGGAAGAGATGTCAAAGCGAGGTTCGTGCATCCTTGAAAACATCCGTCCGGGATAGTTGTAAGTCCGCTTGGTAGCGATGTTAGGGCGAGGCTTGAACAGTTCTGAAATGCGTAGGTACCAAGGTTCGTCAGCCCGCTCGGAAGTGATGTCACGTTTATCGCTGAAGACGCAAACGCACGTTCCCCGATGGTTGTAATTCCGCTCGGCAATGCTGTTATCCTAAGGTTTGTTCCGTCATAAAACGCATAGTTGCCGACCTTAGTCAAATCATCCGGCAATGTTATATCGGCACTGTCTCTTTGGATAACCGCTTTATAGCTTGCGTCCAACCCGCCGCCACCGCTTGCAGTACCCGTCACGCTTGCCACGCAGTCATCATCTGTGCTGTCGCCCACCTTGACGGTAACGCCGCTCACGATGTTTTCGGCGGTAAGGTTTGTAGTAGTAACAGCCTTGACAGTCTGCGCCCCGGTCAGATACTTGCCGCTTGCTATCGTTTGGTCGGTCGTTGACGGATGGATGGTCTGCGCCGCCTGAGTGGTCAGCTGGCTTGTGCCACTGCCGCTGACGGTGATAGTCCCCGCCGTCCCGCTTGACACATACCCGGCAGATACTGACGGGGTCACGGACTGGGTCTTAGAGACAGATGCCGTAATCAGACCGCTTGAATTAACGCTGACCGTGGGATTTGCCGTGATGGTGGTATTGGGAGTTCTTGCCGACCCGGATGCCACAGATACAGACTCGTAGTTGGTAACATCCGTTGTGCCTGATGCGGATATTGTCTTCGTTCCGCTGACCAGTTCCGATGCGCTGACGGTCACCGCTGTCCCGGTCTTTGT